CAGAGCGATTAAGTATATACGGCTCTCCGATGCAGACGGTAATCTCGGAGAGAGCGATAGTATTACGAATCAGCGCCGTCTTATTGACGAGTATATCAAGAAGCACCCGGATATTGAGGACGTGGGCGAGAAGATAGACGACGGGTATTCCGGGATTATTTTTGACCGGCCTGCGTATAACGAAATGATGGAATTAATACATGCCGGTAAGATAAACTGTTGCATTACGAAGGATCTTTCAAGACTAGGCCGCGAGTACATACAGACAGGCCAGCATATCCGGAATATTTTTCCTGCGCTCGGCGTTAGATTTATTGCTATTAACGATAATTTTGACACACTTACCGACAAGGGAGACGACTTGGGTATATCGCTAAAAACGATAACGAATGACTCATATTCCCGTGATATATCAACAAAAACGCGCAGCGCACTGGCATCAAAAAGACGAAACGGAGAGCATGTTGGCGCCTATACTGTATACGGATATATAAAGTCCGAAGATAACCGCAATAAACTCATTATTGACGATTACGCCGCGGGTGTAGTGCGCGAAATATTCAATATGAAAATTGATGGATTCAGCAATATCCATATAGCAAGAACACTAAACGAACGGGGCATACTGTCTCCAATCCGGTATAAAAAGGAACGAGGCTTACCATACGCTAAAAATGGTTATGGAGATAAAGAGGAAGCGAAATGGTCGGTATCAACGCTGTTACGAATTCTTAAAGATGAAACGTATACGGGAACATTGGTGCAAGGTATGTTCACCACTCCGAACTATAAGCTTAAGAAAGTTATTGAAAAGCCCGTGGAAAAATGGGATCGGGTTGAAAACGCGCATGAAGCAATTATTGAAAAATATAAGTTCGAACTTACTCAGCGGATAATGAAGCTTGATACCAGAACATCACCGAAAGAAGATAGGGTACATACCTTCTCCGGTCTTATTATCTGCGGCTGCTGCGGTGACCGAATGACACGCAAGTCCGTACCAAACAAACACGGACAATACCATTATTTCAATTGTCCCAGAACAAAAAAGCGAGGTTGCAATGACGCTGTAATGCCTAGAGAAGATGAACTCAACAGGATAGTGCTTAGTCAGATAAAAAACCACTTTCTAAATCTGGCGGATTTAGACCGGCTTTTGCAAAAGACTGACGCTGATAGGATTGCACGTGAACATGCCAATATCTTAACAGCAAAGATAACTGAGAAGGAGCGCCAACTTGCGCAGATCCGGCAAGCACAGGCTTCTTTGTATGAAGATCAGGCGAAATCAATCATATCCCGGAAAGAACAAAGGTCCTACAATGCAGAGTTTACTTTAGATGCGGATATTCTGGTAAAAAGCATTGAGCAGTTAAAGGAGGAAGTTGAGGCGGTTTTGCTTTGTAACAACGAGCGTCTTGCTTGGATTGAGCATTATCGCCAGTTTGCCAACATTACTGAGCTTGACCGAAAAATTGTTATTAACTTTATTCACTACATAAAAGTCAATGGTAAGACTGATTTTGATATTACCTATAATTTTGAACCTGATTACAAAACTGCGCTTGCTATTGTTAAGGGAGGCGGATTTGATGGCTCGCAGAAGTCAGAAGAATCTTAATTCCACACAAGGCCCCTCTGTGGAAGAAAAGATTTTCGACGTGGGCGCTTATGTTCGGCTTTCCGCTGTCGATAGAAAGCAAAAGGGTGATTCCATTGAAACTCAACAAGCCATTATCAATGCGTATCTTTCCGAAAGAAGCAATCTTGAATTGCGGGAGATTTATATTGATAACGGCTTAAGCGGACAATCATTTGAGCGCCCGGGATTTCAAAAGATGCTTGAGGATATAGTGCGCGGGAAGATAAACTGTTGCGTTACGAAAGATCTCTCGCGTTTGGGTAGAAATGCGATGGAAACAGGTTACTACGTCGAAAAGCATTTTCCGCTTAACAATGTTCGATTTATTGCGATTACAGACAACTATGATTCGTCAGACGAAAGAACAGGCGGCATGATGGTTAGTATAAAAAATCTAATCAATGAAATCTATGCCCTTGACGTCGGACGGAAAATTCGCGCAACGAAGCAAATGCATATTCAATGCGGGTATTTTGTCGGGCGTTTTCCGCCTTTTGGTTATCTTAAAGACCCAAATGATAGGTATAAGTTGATTCCGGACCGTTATGCCGCTCCGATTATCAGACATATATATGAAATGGCGGCCGAAGGCCAGGGGGTAAGAGCTATTCTCGATTGGATAAACGAATCGGAAATACTGCCGCCTAAGCGTTATTTTCATACTATCGGAATTGCCACTGAAAAAGAGGCGTGCGGGCATACTCACTGGAACAAAGGGGTATTGTATGGGATATTGCATAATAGAGTTTACTGCGGTGATATGGTGCAAGGAAAATATAATACCCAAAGCTATGTACAGAAAAAAGTACCTCAGGAGAGCTGGGTGATAACAGAGAATACCCACGAAGCTTTGGTGAGCCGCGAGCTTTTCGCGAAAGTGCAAGGTCTGTGGGACAAGCCGGACTGGCTGCCAAAATACAAGACGCCTTCGACAAAGAACATTTTTTTACGGAAAGTTTTTTGCGGGCATTGCGGATATGCTATGCGCCGTAACAGGAGCGACGAGAATCATTATTATTTCAGATGTGAAACACGGTCATATTATCATAAGGATGATTGTGTCCTGGTGACAATCAAAGAGAATGAGCTTAAAGCAAAGCTTGTTGAGTATATTCGGAAACAAGCTTTGCTTTTTTCCAAAGGCGAAAAAACCGCGGCTCTTTTAGCAAAGGCGGATGAAGCTGACAGCGCTGAGCTTAGTAAAATTCAAACGGTGCTAAATGAAAAAAACAAGGTATTAAAGAACTTGTATTTGGATTACCGAGGCGGAAACATCACGGAATCCGAATTTATCGAAATAAAACAAACTGTAAATGAGCAGGTTTCTGAGATAACCGTCAAAGAAGAAAGCCTGAAAAAAAATATTCGTGAACGCCGGATACTGAACGTTTCGCGTATAATTGCTTCCGAGTGTTTTCAATTGGTAAAGAAAAGAAGTGATCTTAACAATGAAATAATAGATAAGCTTGTCGAAAAGATAGAGGTATATCAGGATAAGAAAGTGGAGGTCTTCTTTAAATTCCAGGAGGAAGCGAAAGCTTGCAGCATAGAATACTGCTCTGAATTGATAAAACATGCGGGAGGTGCGTTAAATGTTTGATTATGTAATTGCAAAATATATCCGTCTGTCTATTGATGACGGAATCAGCGAAAGCATGAGCATTCCAAGCCAACGGCTGCAACTCGACAATTATATTGAGGAGCTTGAGATACCTAACGCTACCATAATGGAATTTGTTGATAACGGACACAGCGGCACGACGTTCGACCGCCCCGCGTTTCAAGAAATGTTAACGCTGGTAAACAGCGGTATGATCAACTGCATTATTACCAAGGATTTTTCCAGATTCTCAAGAAACGCTTTGGAATGCGGCTATTTCATTGAGTTTATGTGCCCGATGTTTGGAGTGCGCTTTATTTCTGTCAGTGATTATTTTGATACTGCTGAATTAGGCGCAGACACAGGCGGCATAGATGTATCCTTCAAATTCATGATCCATGAGTATTACTCTAATGATATCTCGAAAAAGGTTAAAACAGTAATGCGGGATAAAATGGCTCGCGGTACTCATATCGTGGCTAACGCCATATACGGTTATCGTAAAAACAAAAAAGGCAAATGGGAGCCTGATCCTGAACCGGCTGATGTTGTCAGGCTTATTTTTCAGATGACTCTTGATGGAATGGCGACGTCACAAATACGCGATAAACTGACCGCGGAGCGGTATCCAACCCCGCGTGAATACATTGAAATGAAGCGCGGTAAAGACATTGAGCCAAAGTGCATGTGGACCGCCCGGATGGTTTACCATATGCTGACCAATGAGCAATATGCCGGAAGCTATGTATCTGGTAAGCAAGAGTCAAAGAGAGTCGGGTCCCACAGTAAAAATCATGTTGATAAATCACAATGGATCATATATCCTAATAGCCATCCCGCTATTGTGGGCAAAGATGATTTTGATAAAGTGCAGGATATGCTTCAAAACCGTAAAGGCTCCACGACAACAAAGCCGGTCAATAGCCCGTTGACGGAAGAAAACCTAAAACCGCATCGCCGGAAAATGCTGGCTGGCGAACGAATAGTTGCGGCGCCGATTTATGGTTACGTAAAATATGACGATGGAAGTTTGAAAATTGATGAACCCGCAGCGTTAGTTATACGGAAAATTTTCGAGTATGCGTCGCAAAGGCTATCATGCAGGGAAATAATTGAAAGACTTTCAGAGTTGAAATACCCGAATCCCTCTGAATACATTAAGCTTAATAGGGGATATAAAATAACTCCCACTAATCGCTGGAAAGTTAAATCTGTTCGTGAGATTCTTAAGAACATACAATATACTGGAGCTTATGTTTCCGGTAAAATATTAGTTGATCATAATACCGGTAAGAAATACCATACGCCCCAAAATGAGTGGATTATTATTCCCGACAAACACCCGGCTATCATCAGTAAGGATGAATTTTCAGAGATCCAAGGCATTACTGCCGAACGAAGATATAAACGGGGAAATATGAGTAAAAGGGATTATCTTCTCAGCGGAAAAGTTGTATGCGGCTGCTGCGGATATGCCCTTATGTATGATGATGGCGCTGATATTCCTTTATACCGCTGTCATCACACTTATGCGGATCCAAACGCCGCGTGCTACAGGATGAGAATAAACGCGCCGGAAATAGAAGATATAGTTTGGCGATATATCAAAAAAATGGCGGAGCTTGTCATTGGTTCAATTGATTCAGCCAAATTAACGAGAATAAGCGATAACATAAAAATATTATCCGGCTATGAATCGCAGATTGAAGAAATCATGAAAGAACGCCGGGCGCTTTATGTTGATTATGTCGCAAAGTTAGTTGACCTGGACACTTTTGTCTACAGGAAAGACGAAATGGCAAAAAAGATTGATGCATTAAATAATCAGGCATCAGCTCTGCGTAAATCGCATTTAGAAAATATGGCTTTTAAAAAATCCGTTGATTGCGCGAATGATGTTCTGAATCCGGAAGCTGTCCCTCGCGAAATTATTGAGAACCTGGTTGAAAAGGTTTCCGTCTATCCAAATTATGAAATTGAAGTGGATTTTAAGGTTGCTTTTTTCAAGGCGGCGGAGGTATAAAAAATCGTATCAGGGCTTCAATCAAAGCGATGTTTAATCATTCTTTAAGGAAGTATTCTAAATGGACACATACGTCCAACCTGAAAAAGACATGCAACAGTGCTGTAAAGATTATTAAATGGACAAACAACCCCTCCCCGAAGCAGTGGATGCTCCGGGGTTTTTCTTTTAGTCAGGATTTTTCCCATAGATTTTTCTTTATGACCTTTACCAACTAAACGGCGTTTTGTGATTTTGGAGAGGCTGCTCAATAATAGCAGCGAAACAGCTTAAGTAAAAAGCTAAAACAAAATGACTCACAAAACAAATATAAGTGAAATACCGCTAAGGCTTCAGAATTGATTTGTTATTCCGTATTGTATAGTCCGTATCTCGGACGCTTCATGCGTTACCGCTGAAGTATCACTTTGATAGAAGGTGCAAGGCGATCCGGCTGAAGGCGGCCCTTCTCGAAGCAGCAATCCTCCACCATTCTTTGATGAGCTCCAGTATCAGGCGGCAGTAAAATCCGGTGCGAGCATGGAAGCTATATCAAAGCAAATGCAAGAAGCGCGGGTGAATCCTTGACTTCTTTCACAATGGCCAGCTCGAGCTGGGCAGATGACCAATCACATTGCAGAATTCGGATAACATCAATTCATGAGCCTTAATCAAAAAGAAACAGTTCAGGTAATATTTCATTCAAATTCTCAAAGATTGGGGGATGATAAGTAGAGTATCAAATGATATCGACTGTGTTTGCATGATGGAATATGAAGCGTCTGAGAACGTCAAACGAGTAATTTTACATAAGATGACCTGCTTCCCATAAGTTTAGTATGGAACGTGTTCTAATATCAAAAAACGAGGTGTCTATGAATACTAATACAGGTAATAATGATGTAATCATCAAACAGAGAATTAAAAAATATGAGCTTAATACAACAGGGCATCAGAACATTGATATAGGTGGAAATATGCCGGCAATCCTGGCGGTGCGGGAACAGAAAGGAAAGCTGGTGATGTGGGTGCAGCTCGAAGAAAATTATCCGGGTACATTCAACATCGACATCAATATCGTAGAGACAGACGAGCCACTTGTTACGCAAGGCAAATATTTGGATACGGTAGTTATGCCTACCGGTAAAGAACTGCATGTGTATGCAAAATCTAACTATATCCGTGCTGCTGAATAAAATATCTGTGTTTTATTCCAAACCAAAATTCAAATAAAAACGAGGGGGAATCACATGGAAACAATCAATCATGACGACAAAGATTTGTTAAAAAGTGTGTTGGTATTCGACACAGAATGCTTCCCGCTTAAAAACTCACTGCAGCAGGTGAAAGGGATTATCGCCGGACTGTCGGCCGACTGGAGAGCGAGAGGTTAATATGAGCCGTAAATCAAAAGTACATGCAGCGGACAAGTTTTGCCGGGCTGTAATTGACCAGTATCCGAATTCGCGTGAAGTTGCTGATATGTTTTATCGTGACCGCACAATAACTACGGGCGAGTGTCCGGATTGGTGCGCTTTGCCATCGTCATACATGGCTTGTTTTATAGCAGGCTCAACAGACAAACAGGACATAATAAATGTTCACAATCAAAAAGCTGTTTATTTCCTTACCGCAGCATTAATATGGTCACGCAGCAAAATGATATACCGTTTTGATAATACCCTTTCGGATACGCTCACAGTTCAATCCCTTGAGGGCAAAATACCGGTTGATATATTAGACTATTTGCCTTATCAATGTATATACATCGATAACGATATCATCGTCGGCGGGTCTAAGACAATGGGTTTCTTCGCATGCTTGATTGGGGGACAAAGGACAATATTAAGTTGCTTCGTTTGGTTTTTTTAAGACCAGACGGTTATCCCCTGTCAGTAGTAGTTCCGATTTTAGGCGGCACGATAGAAGAAAGCATTTTAGCGGTGGCAAACAACCAAACAGATGCTGGAACCAAAGGAAAGTTCTCTGAGGCTGATGTGCGTAGTTCCCCTGTAGCGCAATCTCTTACAAAGTGCGTCAACCTACTGCTGTATCTTTGCAGTGAGAAGCCTGACATGCCTAATGATGCATCACTCCAAACCCGCCGTAGTAAGGACTCTTATGGAACCCCAAAACGGGCGGTAACGTGGGATGTTGGTACACGCATCGGAGCTGCGCTTCGGAAAGCTATACAAACAGATTCAAGAAATGAAACGGCAAGAAATGAAACTGCTGCAAATATTTCTCCCCGTTCAGCGCCGCGTCCGCATATGCGCAGTGCGCACTGGCACAGTTTTTGGACAGGCGGACGAAACAGTTCTGAGCGAAAGCTCGTGTTACGGTGGTTACCGCCGATAGCGGTGAACATTGAAGGAGAAGATATGCCAAGCGTTTTGAGACCGGTGAAAGACAATAAGGAGATAGTTAGCAAGGATAGGCCATGATAGGTTATTTTTCACCTGAGGGCAGGCGTTCACGATGACTTCTTGGCGCGAACTGTTCCGGCCTTGATATGATCGTTTTCTCTGATAAAAGAATTAAACATGTAAGAGGCCGCTATCCTAGCCGCCATGAAGCGCTTTTTTGTTAAGGGTGCGTTACCCGGTTATGAGTTGGCTTGCGCTCCAGAATTGGAGTTGAATTTTAATAAGGGTAACGGTAAATTTATCAAAGAAATTTGGTAGTCAATAGTAAAAATTTTTGCAGAGCCCAGCGGTGGTTTTTAGAATGGTAAGTCAAACCCGCCGCTGGATATGCTTTCCGTTAAGTATGTGAAAGACGAAAAAAATAATGATAAACACAGAATCGTTATCTGGTTTCTAATGCTATGGAGCAGAGCTGTGGAAGATTGTACCATTTTTAAGCAGGGAGGGATGTTTAATGTCACAAAAAGAACTGAATAAAGAATATCTGAAAAAGGTAGGCCGGCGCATCAGCGAACTCCGTGAAGGCACAGGTATCACGCAGGACGAGTTCGCAAGGTTTTTGGGGGTGCCCCGCACAACGGTTGCCAAATACGAAACCGGGATACAGGATTTCAAGAGCGAAACGATTATAAAAATGTGTGATTATTTTAAAGTGTCCGCCGACTATCTCCTGCGCGGCGCATCATCAGAGGCGTTGGATGTCCATCGCAAGACAGGTTTGACGGATGACGCACTCAATGCACTGGAAGAAACGAAGAATACGTATCAAATGTATTTTACCGATGCAGCGGCATGGTTGTGTGTGATTAATGAGCTTCTATCCGATAAGGAGTTTTTAAATCTTTCAGATAAATTTGCTCGTTCCAGATGTGATTGGCAAAAGATTAATAATGAAACTATCTTATTGAAAAATAAATTACAAAACATAGATAAAGATGAATATATAAAAATAACTGACAGGCTAAATACGTTGAACGATGAAGACGCGTTTTTACGCTGGAAGATATTACAAGCCATAGAGAAGTACGCTGAGAAGATGCTTGAGAGAAAGCTATGAAGCAGAACAGCGGTAGATAGTACCATTTCATGAGTGAAACTAGTTGACTAATATACCTCGGAGTATACCTCGTTAGTGATTGTATACCTCGGTTATGTACCTCATATGAAGGCTGTATACCTCGAAAACACCTTATATGAAGGCATTATACCTCGGATATATACCTCGGATGAGGCAGTATACCTCGAAAATACCTCAGATGATAGCAATGTACCTCGGATATATACCTCGGATTAAGCAGTATACCTCGTAAATACCTCGGCTGATTGCAGTATACCTCGGTTATGTACCTCGCTGTATACCCTTCGCCAAATTTTATGTACCCATGTACCTGAGGTATATTTTTTTATGGCTCATTTTTTTCGCAATTTATACCTCACGATTTTATACCTCGTATTTGCCCTTGAATTTGGTCATATGTGCGATCTAGCTCCAATGAACCATATTCATTTATTATTGGAAATAAAAGGCTCGTTTAGAGCGTATTTTTAGAGTTTTTTTTAAAACAGGGATTCCCAGAAAACCTTGATTTTACTGGGTTTGAAGCCTGTTGTCTTTGTTATCGCATTCGGGGAGATTTCCCGTTTTGCGAGAAATACCCTTGACAGCATATATTACACCCGTGAGCTTAAAAGGATTGGCGTGGGCGTGATCT